ACCCTAGTTTGTAACCTAGCGCTCTCGCTACCGCGTTAAGCGTGGCCGCTTGTGGCTTTCTCGTCTCGCCGTCAAACCATTTGCGTAACGTTACGGCAGTGACACCGCTTTCGTTTTCAATCCACTTATAAGAAGCACCGCTATCCCCGACCATGGTTCGTACTTCATCGATGATCGGGTCTTTGTCAACAAAGTTGTAACTTTTGTATGTGAACCCCATTTTGCTCTCCTGTTAAGGGGGTTTAAGTTCTTCCGTTGTGCTCACACTCTAGCACGGGACAATGGGCTTTACATAGCCCGTTTTTCTTGGCGGGGAAGTTTACCTGTGCTGTAGCTTCTTCCATCTTTGTTAACTCTGGGAGTAACTCAGCCCATAGTTCTGCCATATCACTACGACTAAACAACTCATGGGACTTGTCTTTAATTATTGTCCACCAGTATTCAGCCCGCACCCCTATAACTTGTGGGAACATACTAAATATTGCTTGCGCATATAACGCTAACTGTATGATCTCGTCTTTAGGTTTACCGGTTTTATAGTCTACAATCTGTGCAGCGGCAGTGGAGGGAGTGAGTGGGTATAGCTTAATAAGGTCTACCTTCACCCGTACCCATACTTTCGGATTAAAATAATCAATGGGTCTTAGTTCACGGCTGAGAGCGATTTCTTTTTCACAGATGTTGGTTTGCCCCGGCACCTTCACACTTGCCGCTTCATCACCCCAGTCGTTGAAATTAACATAGGCTGTGGGCATAGGTAAGCCCTGCTCTACCCTCCGCTTGAACGCTTCGTGCAAAGCGTTACCATCGCTTAACTCGATTGACTGTGGTTGTTCAAACTTTTTAAGTATGGTTGTTTGATAATATTTTTTTGGGCATATACGCCAGTCACGCAGCTTGGTGTAGCTCCATGAAAACCCTTTTTGTTGTGGGCTGAACCTATTCATTGTACTACCTCGTCTCTTATGATCTCTTTGATGTAGTCAGGGATAGAGTAAACGCCCCTGCCCTGAGAGATGATACACTTGTCGCCAAATATCTTTATGAGTTGACGACGCAACACAAAGAGATGCTGACGATAGGCTGACGTGTGAAACTCCAACCAGTTTGCATTGTACTCCCGGAGTAAGACACTCAAGATGAACGCGCTACGCGGTGGGATTTTCAGCTTCAACGCTAGGACTGTTTGGTCTATATCTACAGACACAAACTTGAAAGAACTAAACGTGTGCGCTCTTTCGGTGAGGTTCATGACTTTTACTCCTGAGTATACAGTATATACTACAACCTGACTCGTGTCAAGCAACTCAGAGTTGTATTTCCTTCACATTACCATAGTTTTGTCCGACCTTCACTTCAGCGTCAAGTGGCAAACCACGTCCCCACCAAGCCGGTGTACGCATTTCTTGGTGAGCGATTTCTGCTACCGTAGTAACTAGACCATCTGGCACAACGTATATTAACTCGTCGTGGACTTGGTGCGCAAGTCGTATGTCGTTGATCATTATCGCTTTTAACCTGTCGTCTATCCGCTTGGCTGCGTCCATCACATGACAACGATCTAACGCTTGCACATGGTTCTCAAGGAACTTCCCGCCATATATCTCACGTATCTCCCGAGCATATGTGAACACCTTCCTACCGCCAAAGTCACGAATGTTATCGTAGTAAAGTCTTAACCCATTCGGTAACACCACGTCTGTGCCTTCAATGCGTGACGGTCCTAAGCGGCTGATGAAGGGTCCGCCAACACCACCATGAGTTATAGGCATCATCTCTGTAAGTATTCGCTCTAACACATACCAGTATTTAACAATACTACGAAACTTGTTACGGTAAAAATTAACCCACAATTGACAGTCAGCAAATGAAACGTCTATGGGTATACCGTTATCTGCTGCTTGGTTCACCAATTGTGTGAGAAACTTGTTCGGTCCCATCTGGAAGCCTAGACCCAATACAGTGTTCTTGGCAATAAACCGTTCAAGCTTGTCCGCTTTCGTGATGGTACGCCTGAACATGTCACTGCCAAACCAACAATAAACATCGCTACCTTTGGCAAACTCTGAGAGTAATTGTCTTTCGTCAGCTAACCATGCAACTAATCTAGCTTCTATTTGGGACGCATCTACAGCTACAATCTTATACCCTGGTGGGGCTATCAAGCTCTCACGAAGTTTCTTTGACTTACGAGAAGGAAGATTTTGCTGGTTGATCTTCCACTCACCACTGAACCTGTGCGTATGCGCCCCACCATACCTGAGAGCAATGGGCATCCACGGTTCATCAAACCCATTCACTGCCGCTTCGGCCATGCCAATAAACCGTTGGGTACGTCGTTCTTCCAACGTAGACCGTATCCCAATACGTGCTTCAGCAAGTGCTTGCACATCTGGGTTCTCATGCTCCTGTAATGCACGAAACCCTTCATCGGTTTTAGCAAATGCGAATATCCGTTTAGATGGATCGGTGAGAGAGTTCTTCATGGGAGGGTCTACGCCTAACCCCCATAGCGCTACCGCAAACATCTTACTTGACAACAAATCAGCACGGGTCAAACCTACTCTTTCGAGTAAACTATTTTTCTCTTGTAAGATAATGTTTAAATGTTCGTGTAAATGTGTTAAGTCTGCTTGAAAGTTTGGGGCTGTACACATCTTGAGTATCGTGTCCATCACCCATAGCTCACCCTTGGGGAACTTTTTGCCAAGACGCTTGATAATACCTCGACAATTCTCTGTATCGGTAATACAATACTGTTTGAATTCTTCCCAGAGTTCTGGTTGTGCTTCTAAGTCTTTACGTCGCATCCCAATAACTTTATGAACAGTCGCGCCTTTTGGCGGCAGACCAAGGACTTGCGATACGTTTTCAAGGTTCACACGACCGTTTTTGATTTTATGTAATAAAACTGCTCGGGCTATACCCATTGCGTCTATTAACATGTCGGGGTGTATGCCATACCTAAACGCCAAAATACTTGCATCAAACAAAGCGTTGTAGCTAACAAACGCCCATGGTCGTGGATACTCTCGGAGTAAGTCTGCCACTTCGTCACCCGGCAGGAATGTAGCCGGACCTTCGTTTGTGGCTATACCACAGCCAATTGTCTCCCAACGCGGATCAAGGATATACTCATATGGCGTCATGAGTTTAAGCGTATAGTATTTGTCATAGTACGACTCGAAGTCGCCATAGATCATTTTCATTGTTTTACTCTTATTGTGTTACTGGCCCTATTAAATCTTTCCATATGTCGTCCCATGGGTTGTTAGTTTGGTGCCATTGCGCGTCCAAAGTTTGGCCCGTGATAGTTGCCTTGAACTTACGCTGAGCTTTTTCTTTATTGTACGCGTGAAAGAACTCATTGTAGTGATCTGTTAATCCGTCTTCAAATAACTCGCTGGTTAGTACAGGGACGATTGTAACACTGTCATCTGGTACAGGTGGTTTAGGTTTGTCTATTATTATACGATGCAACGCAATTAACTCTGTGCCATACCCACATACACCCTTGAACCACCTAGACACGCCAGGAACATAACGTGGCGTCTTTGCTTCAGCGTATTCTTTTAATGCTCTGAATATTAACGGGTCATTTGAGTCGCTGTAAAGTAGCGGCACGATGGTGCGTAACCATGGGAGCATTTGGACAGTCAATGGGATTGGGATAAAAGTTGTGTGAAACATACTAAACAATTGCAAGGTTGTTGACCACTGTATAGCAATGTCAACTAATGGGAGTACCTTTTTTCCGAGTTTACTCTCGATAGTAATATTGTTTATGTATCTTGGCCACAACCATTGAGTATGAGTTTGGTCAACAGTAGATTTATAGTTTAAAGAATACTCAACTCGCTGATTAAGAAACCCAGTATATATATGAATATTATCAGTTGACCAATTAGAAACTCTCGGCATCAACAATGATGCATCAGTCATTGTCTTATAGTCACCTGGGGGTATCAAGTGGTAATACAATTCCTGTTGAGCCATTGGCTCTGACAACGTGTACAACGTATCAATCGCTATTTCGCGGAGTTTGTTTTTAATAAGATCGTACGCTTTTTGATGCGCTACCGTTGGAATTTTATGGTTGATTTGTTTGTAGATCATCTTGCTCTCCAATGGTGGGGCGTCTGGGTCGTCCCAGTTACACCCCGGCGGATCATAGCCCATTATTGTTACTCCTATTATGTTTACTCCTATTATGTTTACTCTTGGAGTTGCTTCGGGAGTAACACCTTGTCACCGAACGGGATGTCATGGTTCTTAATCGTACACCAGATGACTGGGTAGGGTGGCGGCAGGAGGGGAAATGCACCCTCTAAGTCTGTGAGGTATACCAACACCTCTGGCTCAAGTCCTTCTTGCGCTACCCGCTCAAACACTGGACAGAAGTCAGTGCCACCGCCGCCCTTGATTTTACGCATCATGTCATCAGGCGTGTCAAGCTCAACATACTCGTTCACTGCCGCATCACATTGCATGAACACCAATGTACGTGGACGCGCTTGCTCCATGAGTCCTACACCTTCAGTGCAGAACATGTCCATAGTTTTCTGGTTGATACTCCCAGAGTTATCCACCACGAACACGATTGTCTCGCAGCCATACTTTACTTTCGATGGTGAGCCTATGCCTCTAAGCATCAACTCATTGT